TTGTTGCGCCATCTGTCCAGATTATCTTTGTACCGCCCAATCCATCATCTACAACTGATTTGTTAACGATCTTAAATTCTTCAAATGCCTGTTCCAATAAACTCATTAGTACGCTCTCAACTTTCTATATGGTTTTAATTTACCCATGAAGTCCGCTTGATTTTTCCACGTTGCGCCGTTTGTGCCATCGGCATTGCTACCCATCGAATAACTATAGCCTGCGAATGATTCTGAAGAATACGGAGTGTTCTTTATATCGCCGTTCTTTGACTCCCACTCCATAATCTCTTCCGCTATGTCGGTTATTTCTTTTGGAACTCTCATCAGCCATATACCGCCGTGAAATTCGGGTTCATCTTTAAGCACGTCTGTTTCGTCGCCGTATTTGTGGACACCGTCGTTAAACACGCTACCGATGATCCTAAAGTATTGTCCGTCTAATATATCAATAGACGGTGTTATATACCCGTCTACAATTTTAAAATCGCCAATGTGCTTGTCCTCATTACGAGTGAAATAATTCTTTATTTCGGCACAAATCTCTGTTAGCATAATAACACCGCCTGTCATCTAACTATTCAGCATCAGCCTTTTTCCGTTTTTTCGGTTTCGGCTCTTCTTCAATCGGTTCTTCCTTAATTTCTTCGATTAATGGTTTACCGATTTTATTACTATCGCTTGCAAGTTCACGAATACGATCAAAAGATGGATCACTTCCCTTGCGAGGGTAAATGTCGCCTACTTCGTATACATGACTATCATCTTGCAAATCAGCAAATCTTAAAATTACTTTGTACATACCAAAACTCCTTAATCTGCGAATTGTATGCGCCTCATCATATGACCGCAATTCACTCTTGTATCTGTATAAATTGGAATACAAGCCTTTTTTAATTGTTCGCAAAAATATAAATCTTCTGACAACATTCCTCTGTGTTCATTTGCGTAATTAACCCAATCATACCAAGGATATTTAATGCGATTGAAAATATCTGATTTGATAAATGCACATCCCATACCACCACCGTGAATTTGAATTTTATATTGTCTTGAATCTCTTAATTTCTTCAATTCATCAGCCGTATATTCTGATTCAAGCGGATAGTTGAAATGCTTTATACCATTTTCATCAAATAACTTGCATACACAAGTTCTACCACGATAAATGTTATCAGCATCACGATGCGCATAAAAGCCAAGACATACATCTTTCGGATCGTCAAGTAAATTGATCAATGCATCTTTCGGCAATACAACATCATTATCAACCATCAGAACATAGTCTACATTTTTATCCAATGATATCTGTGCAATTCTGTTTCTTGTTGTTGCACAATCATAGCCACGGACAAAATCAAATTCGACATCATGCCCCGACACATCCAAGTCATAGATAGACTTGAATGTATCGGGATAAATGTTCTCATAAGTTGGTACTGCGATTAAGATTTTCATTTCTTAACTCCTAATTAAGCACCTGTAGCACCTGTTGCGCCTTCTGCACCAATAGTAATTACTGCGATACCATCAATGTATTCTGCCCACAGCTTCATGCCCATGATGGCAAATGATTCACCAACTGCGGTTGTGTAATTTCCGTTTGCGTGGAATCCAATAAGGTTAGTATCACCTGCTACTGTGTACTCAAGTCCAAGCTGTCTGAACTCGCTGTCTGCCGGATCAATGTAATACAGGTCGATATTTTCGACAGGAACAGCGATAATCTTGTTTCTCGGAATATCGGGAGCAGAAAGCAAGAATAATGTGCTAAATCCCATGAAATTCTGTACGTAGGTTAAGCCGAATGCGGTCTGCATTGTAATGTCAGCTGCACCAAGGTAATCGTAGAAATCAAGCACGTTTGCGAATCCAACTACGTTAGTAACGCTTTTGCGCATCTGCTGAAACTTATCAATTACTTTTCCTTTAGCCTTTGCAAGTCCCATCTGCCATGTTGTAGCGGTGTCGGTTAACTGACCGCCGTTAAGGAAAGTGTAAAAGCTTGTAAGTACGGTTGTCTGTAACTGATTGAGGAATGCTTCATCAGATTTTTCAACCGCAATAGATGCGCCGTATTTTTCAACATCCTCAATCGGTACAGCCTTTGCGTATTTCTGGATTGTTAAATCCTCAAAACCGCTCTGTACAATTGTTGCTTTGCTGTACGGGATCACATCGCCTGCCGGAACTGCGCCACTTTCAAGTGTTACGCTTGCGGTATAAGAAACAAGCTTCGTACCTGCCTGTTTTCTGATAGGACGCATAATCCCTAAAATATCACGGAGTGCATCCCAATTTGAATTAAATCTTGTTACGAAATCCATCTCCCTTGCGGTTACATTGGTGTATACGTTAGGAAGAGAATCACGGGGGTTTGTAAAGCTTTCAACATTTGTTACTGCCATTTTTTTACTTCCTTTCGTTCTCTAAGTATTTTGCCCATGCCTGCTGTCTTTCCGCAGTATCTTTGATTTTTACAATTTCCGCCCTCGTTAACACTTTATCCGCACCGCCCGTGTTCTGTGGTGGCGTTGATGTGTTAACGCCCTGTTCGGAAGTTGTTGCTATAAAGTCTGCCCATTCACTTTTGATTGCGTTTGTGAGATCATCAGCATTTTTTGCTTTGCCATCTGCTGTTAATTCAACCGCCGATACATCCGTTACACGTATGATTGCATCAATGCGTTTTTCACTCACACCTGCGTTTTTTAGCAAGGCTTTGTAAACATCGGTTTTCTTTGCTAATGTTTCTTTTTCGGTAACTTCGGTCTTGTAAGCGTCAAATTCTTTCTGGAGTTCTTCCTTTTCTTCAAGGATCGCTTCGTACTTTACTTTGTACGGCGATTTATCCCCGTTCGCCATTGCTTCTTTAGCGACATCCAATTCCTTTTGTACGGATTCTAACTTTTCAGCATCGCTTTTGTACTGATTGATTTTGTTTTTCAAATCCGTAATTGTTTCCTCGTTGGATTCGATAATTGCGCTAATCTGCTCCTCCGTTAATCCCATGCCCTGCAAATACTTTCGTGAAAGTGCCATATTCAATCTCCTTTACTTCGGTGTAAATTACTTCTTACATTAGATTCTAACTTATTTAATAGCACAACCGAACATTCTTGTCAATAATGCAAAAAACACCGCCTAAACGGTGTTCCTTGCCAACAACAAAAGAGGTTTAAACATTATGAAATTTATAATTAATCGTTTATGTCTGTCAACATCCGCTTTTTAACGTACCCTTTTCTTTCCCACGTATCCGCCACGCTACCATGTTTTAACGGCGTAAGTCCAAAATACGCAACTGTTCCGGCTGTCCGTTTGACACCTGCCTTTTCCCTTGCGATCGTTTCGCCATATTCCGTATATACATAAGGTGCTTCTTCTATCGTGTACATTATGTATCTAATGCCGCTTGCATTATCTTTTTATACTCATCTTGATGATTGGTTATAGCATCCCTTAAAAAGTGATCTTTGCCCGTTTTGTGCGCCATGCTCACGTACTCTTGCATCCTTGCGTACTCTACATTTGTACCAACGTACAATGTATATTTTTCGGGTTTTGCTTTCATGGCGTAATCTTCCGGCTTTGCGTCCTCCTGTCCGTTCGGGTGCTTGTTTGTATTGCCCTCGCTGTGGTTGGTTTCCGTTGCATAAGTAATGCTGTTACGCAACCTGCCCGTATCAACAGGGCATTCGCTTTTTGCGTATCCTTCCGCCCGTTCGCCTACAGCATCAAGACCCAATTGCGCTTGCTTCTGCATGGCTTCCAATATTTCTTTGCTATGATCTGTTATTTTAATATCCATCTATTTTATGCCTCTATTTCGGAGTTCCTTTTCTTCTTCCATCTGCCTATCATGCATTGTGGGTTCGCCCTCATAATCAATCTCTGATATGCTACCATCTTCCCGTCTGAATCCCGTTATGTGTGTTACCATTGTGCAACGGCAATTATAAACGGTTGACGGGTCGGCGGACGGGTCGGCAGGGTACATTAATTTGTTTCCGTCCGAATCAACAAACGGTTCGTCCACATCTGCTTCTTGCCCATCCAAATATATATGGCTTTCCCTTGTTCTTTCGTCTGGTGTCGCCATCCAAACTTTTTTTATTACCGCCCCTCGTTCCTCAAGGCTTTTGTAACTGTCAATCCTACCCCGATTTTCCGCACCTGTTACCATTGTACGTGCATTGCGTATAGCTGATACGGCATTATTGCTAACCACGGGTAATATTCTGTCTGCTATCGCATCCATACTTTCGCCTTGTATGATCCCTTGCAATACGGAACTGTTTAACTTTTTTGTGTTCCATTGCATATCTTTTGATATGTTTAATTTTTTCTTCGGTAATGTAATATCGCCATCCGCCACCATACGGTTTACTACCTTGTCGTTAATCAAGGTAAATTTCATGCCTACATCTTCAGCAATATTTTTAGCCTCGTTATAATTGGTAATATAAACAGACGGCATTTGCCCGTTTATGTAATTTAATGCCGTCTGATTTGCTTCTGCAAGTCGCTTGGTTGTTTCTGCGACCATATCTTTATAATATTGGTTATTAAGTGTCCTGTCACGCTTGGCAATGCCTAATTGCTTTCCCAACTCTTTTGCTTCCGCCTTAAATCCGGCACGTTTAGCGGTGTAATAAGCATCCTGCAAATCTTTAATGTAAGCATTTTGGGCGTTCATGAACTCTTTCCACTTAACCTTTAATTCCTTGGTTGCTGTGGAATAAGTCTTGGTTAAATCCTTTTCCATCTGCTCAAGCTTCTTGTCCGTCCACTTCCTCGCCTTGTCCATTTAATTCGTCCTCGAATCTGCTAACCTCTTCACGATCCCTGCGTTTTAAGATATCCTGTATCATATCAACATTGATAAATGGTAAAAGATTTATGATCGTTTCATCATCCAAATACTGTGCCGCACTTAATATCATCTGCGTATCTTCTGCCATGTTAACAACCTGTGACCGTTTAAAGGTTGGTGCATCATCAATGCCTGCTAACTGCAAGATGTGATAAATAAAATCTGTTACGCAGATTTCAAAATCATCGCACTTCAGCGATAAGTTTTCATAAGCCGCTTTAATTGCCGTTGCGGTTATCGCACCTGCGGATATTTTGTCGGTATCAAGTGCCATTGCATCCCGATACAAACTTTCTTTTAACTCCGTCAGCATTTGCATACGTGCTTCGTGTGGTACTTCTATTGTGTGTGCTTCTGCGTTTGCGTTGCCATCTACAACAGCACCTTTTAACACGTGCAGTCGCTCCAAAAACTGCGCCAAATCAATATCATCCATGCCCTCGGCGTTCTGTAATATCCAATAGATTTGTGATGCATCGTCGAGGTCGTTTGCAAATCCGCTTTCGATTAGATCATATCCGTCTATCTTTTCACGCAGTCCAAGTAATTCGCTCTGGTGTTCCTCATTGCCCCACAACGGCACGATCGGAAACGCAGGGTAGTTTTCACCGTCTATAATTTCCGTGCCATCGAATGCCGTTGTTTGCACGATCTGTTTATATGGCGTCAAAGGCTTTACTATGCTTTTCTCGCCATCTTTCCACATATACTCTATATAACCCTCCTCGGTGTATAAAGTTGCCCGTAAAGGCTTGCTGTCGTCTATCTGCCAATATCTGACACCTGCACGTAATGCCCCGTTTTCTTCATCTGGTAACGGCGCAAATTCTAAAATCGTAAAAACGTCTATGTGATCCAGATTAAAAAAGCCAAACGCAACACCGCCCCATAATGAAGCCTTTGCAAGTTTGGTCAATTGGTTATCAAACTTTTCACCGCCAAGTTTTTC